GGCCGAGATCATGGCCCTGAGTCGGGCCATCGTGGCCGTGCCTCCCCCCTCTGGCGAGCTATTCCTGGATTGGTGAACATGAGCATTTGGCCCTTCAAAAGCAAGAAAGAGAGCCCCCCGGCCGGAAACCACCTCGGATCGTTGGTGGATAACTACGAGCTGCTTCAGGAAAACAACGCCCTGAAGAAAGAGCTTCAGCAGGCCCAGCGCGTGCAGAATTTCGGTGACAGTTTCTCCATCACCGACTCCAGCCGGTGGCAGGAGATGCTCGGAACCGGGATGCACGCGGCGGGCCAGGTGGTCAACCACATCACCGCTTTTCGGGCCTCCGCCGTGTTCGCCTGCGTGCGCCTGATCTCGTCCGCCATCTGCTGCGCCCCGGTTAAGATTTACAAGCGGGATAGCGAACTGCGCGTGCTCGCGCCCCGCCATCCTTTGGCCGAGGTCCTGCGCCTTTATCCGAACCGTTTCATGACCGCCGCGACCTTCTGGAAGGCGTTCATGCAGGACAAGCTCCTGATGGGCAATGGCTATGCCCACATTGTCCGTGGGAGGAATGGGGCCCCCTTGGCGCTTATCCCCCTCAAGGCCTGGAATGTGATGGTCTACTGGGCCTGGGAGCTGGGCCTGGACAAGGAGCCCGGCGTCGAGCGCAACCGGCTGTTTTATGGCTGCGTTTTCGACGATGGCCGCTACAAGATTTTCGATCAGAGCGACATCATTCACGTTCCGAACCTCGGGTGGAACGGCCGGGTAGGGCTCTCCACCCTCCAGGCGATGGCCCAGGCCGTGGGCGTTGCCCTGGGCGCCGACAGTTCCACTGCCTCGTTCTTCGCCAATGGGCTCCAGACTCAGAGCGTGATCTCCTTCCCAAACAACGTGGACAAGGACGCCATGGAGCGTCTGAAGCAGCATTTGGAAGAAAAGTACACCGGCTCCAGGAACCACCACAAGCCGTTGATCCTTTTCGCAGATGCCAAGGTGAGTTCGTTGGCCATGACGGCTGCGGACGCCCAGCTTTTGGAATCCCGGAAGTTCTCGGTCATCGACATCTGCCGTTTCTTTGGCGTCCACCCGGTCATGGTGGGCGAGAACGAGAAGACCAGCTCCTTCGGCGGCGGCGTGGAGCAGATGGGCCGGTGGTTCAACACCCTGACCCTGAACGAGCATTTCACGGCCATCGAGCAGGAGTTGGAGCGCAAGCTGTTCACCGATGGGTACTTTGCCGAGTTCGATGAGACCGCGATTACCCGGGGCGATCTCCAGGCAAGGGCGGATTACTACAAGGCCGCGCTGGGCTCGATTCAGCAGCCCGGCTGGATGTCCCCCAACGAAGTTCGCGCTGAGGAAGGCCTCGCGCCGAAGGCCGGGGAAGAGAACGAGGAACTTTTCAAGCCGGCGACCGGCGCACCCGATGCGCAGCCGGAGGAAGGAGGAAGTGATGAAGACCCGGCTAATGCGGCTGCTGCGCGATAACGCGAACGCCCAGGCCCGGATGCCCTTGAAGGCTCGTGCGCCTGGGGGGAAAGGGGCTCCGAAGGCGGAAACCGAAGCCTCGCCTAATGAGGCCACCCTCTATCTCTATGACGTGATCGTGGACGACCCCTACTGGGGCGGCGTCAGCGCGGAGGATTTCGTGTTGGCCTTGGCTGAGGCCTCGGTGACCGCGGACGTTATTCATCTCCGGATGAATTGCCCTGGGGGCGATGTGTTCGCGGCCAGGGCCATGGAAGCCGCCGTGCGGGGGACCTCCAAGAAGGTGATCGCGCATGTGGATGGTTACGCCGCCTCCGCGGCCTCTTTCCTGGCCCTCGCCTGCGATGAAGTGCAGATGGCCCCCGGCGCGTTCTTCATGATCCACAAGGCCTGGACTCTGGCCATGGGGAATGCCGACGACCTGGCCTCTACCGCGGCCCTCCTAGCCAAGATCGACGACTCTCTGGTGGCCACCTACGCTAAGGAAACCGGGCAGCCGGCCAAGGACATCGCGGGCATGATGGCGGCCGAGACCTGGCTGACCGCCGAAGAGGCGGTGGCCCTGGGCTTCGCCGACAGCATCATGGAAGACGCGCCAAAAGAAAGTGCCAAGGCCACGGCCTCCTGGAACCTGGCGGCTTATGACAATGCGCCCCGGGTGATCCAGCAGGAGGAAAAGACGGACGATGACCTGGAGACGGCCGGCGAGCCCGAACTGGACCCAGAAAGCACCCCGGACCCCGACCCGGATAATCCCGACAACACGGACAAGACGGACAAATCCGAGGACGTTCCCCATGGGGAGGGTGAAGCCTGTACTTCTACCCTAAATGTCGGGTTAAACCTGACTCAGGAAAACGGCAACGTGTTGTCCGGAACCCTTAACCGCCGCCTCAGAGCGAGGGGCATAACCAGCGAATAGCGGTCTTCCGCACGCTGATAGGAGAAAAAGCCTATGCCTGGCATACAGGAGTTGCGGGAAGAACGCGCCGCCGTTTCCCGGAAAGTTAGGTCCCTCGTGGACGAAACCCCCAAGGACAAGTGGACCCCGGCCCACAATGACCAGTTCGACGCCCTGGTCAACGAGATCGACGCCCTGGACGGTCGTATCGAGCGTTTCGAGAAGATGCTCGACCTGACCGCCGAGGAGCGCAAGACCGCCGCAGTTCAGGACGCCGTGGACCGTGTTGACCATGACAGCCCCGAGGCCAAGCGCAACTCCAGCGGCTTCCTGGCCTGGATGCGCGGCGGCAAGGACGGTTTCAAGGACCATGTGGCCAAGCAGGTCAGTCGGGGCGCGGGCATCATGAACACCATGGATACCACCGTGGGAGCCGATGGCGGTTTTACCGTGCAGTCGGACGTGGTGGCCACCGTCATCGACGCCCTGAAGCAGTATGGCGGGATGCGGGCCGTGTCGAAGATCATCAAGACCGACGCCGGCAACCCGATCAACTACCCCACCAGCAACGGCACGGCGGAAGTCGGCGAAATCCTGGACCAGAACACCCAGGCCTCTTCCGAGGACATTTCGTTCGGCACGTTGCCCCTGCCGGTCTTCAAGTACAGCTCCAAGTACGTGACCGTGCCCATCGAACTGCTCCAGGATTCCTCCGTGGATATCGAGGAGTTCGTTCGCCACCGCATCGCCACGCGCCTGGGCCGTATCATGAACCAGCACTTCACCGTCGGGACCGGCGTGGATCAGCCCAACGGGCTCATCACGGCCGCGGTTGCCAACGGCGACATCGGCAAGGTGGGGCTGACCGGCGAGACGCTGACCCTGATCTACGACGACTTGATCGACCTGATCCACTCGGTCGATCCGGCCTATCGTGATCTGGGGAACTGCCAGTTCATGATGAACGACCAGACCTTGCGGACCATTCGTAAGGTTAAAGACAACAATGGCCGTCCTTTGTGGATGCCGCTGGATGAGGGCTTGACCGCGGGCCTGTCCGGCAGCCTTTGCGGTTATCCCTACACCACCAACCAGCAAATGCCGGTCATGGCCGCCAACGCCTACTCCGTGGCCTTCGGCGACATGAGCTTCTACGTCATCCGCGACGTGATGCAGATGACCTTTTACCGCTTCGACGACTCCGCGTTTGCCTCCAAGGGCCAGGTAGGCTTCCTCGCCTTCCTGCGCTCCGGCGGCAACTTCATGGACGTGGGCGGCGCGGTGAAGCTGTTCCAGAACTCGGCCACCTAAAAAGTCTAGTTAAACATGACTAATAGCGGGGCCGGGTTTATCCCGGCCTCGTTTTAAGGAGCCAAGAAAATGAAAGTACGCGCTCTCACGGACATCCCGCAGCACGGCGTCAAAGCGGGCCAGTTCTTTGAGATTGAGGATGGCGAGGCCAAGAGCCTCGTGGCTGGGGGCTTCGCCGATGACAAGGCCACGGAGGCCGCTGTCTATGGAAGCAAAATCCCGCCCGCGAAGGTCGTATCCGGTGACCAAGCCCAGACCCCCCAGGAGCAGGCCGAGGCCGCCGAGGCCGCTCTGGCCGCGGCTGAAGCCGAAGCCAAGGCTGCCGAGGCTGCTCTGACCCAGGCCGGGAGTGCCCCGGCAGCCGACGCGGCCACCGGCACCTCCAAAGGCAAGAAGTAAGACATGGCCCTCCAAGTCATCGTTCCCCCGACGGTAGAACCGATTTCGCTGAGTGACGCGAAGCTGCACACCCGTGTGGACGACGATACCTCGGACGATCTCTTCAACGTCTTCATCACGACCGCTCGCATTGCCGGTGAGAACCTGACGAGGAGGGCCTTTGTCACCCAGACGCTCCAGCTTACGCTAGACCGATTTCCCACCGGCTACTGGCCGGGCAGCATAATCGGTAACATGCCTGGGTATCCCAGAATTTACCCCAATTCCACTCGGAGGCTCTATCGTCGTCAGTCCATCGAGCTTCCGAAGCCTCCGCTCCAGTCGATCATCTCCGTGAGCTACGTGGACCCAAACGGTGACACGCAGACGTTACCAGAGTCCGCCTACATTCTGGTGAATGACTCCGACACGGTGAACCCTTTCATCGTGCCGGCCTGTGGGACCTCCTGGCCTGAGACACAGGACATCCCGAACTGTGTGACCATCCAGTATGAATCGGGGTGGCCGTTGGATTCCAACGGCAATCCAACAACCCCGAAGGCGATCTGCGCATGGATGTTCGTGCGGGTCACAGGCCTGTATTCCCAGCGCGAAAATTTCGTCGTGGGGACCGTCCGTAAGAACCTGATCCAGATGGACCGGAGTTTTGTGGACAATCTCCTCGACCCCTTCGTCATAATGGAGATCGTCTAGTGCCGGCCGCCAGCGACATGAACGAGCGGGTGGCGATCCAGGTCTTGACCACCACTCCCACGCAGACCGGGGGTGCCGAGGAGACCTGGAACACAGTGGCCACCGTCTGGTGCCGCACCTGGGGCGCGACAGGCACCGAGCGGCAGATGGCCACCATGCAGCAGGGCAAGCTGCGCCGGCACTTTCTCATCCGCTATTACCCGGGGCTCTCCGACATGAACCGGGTGTTTTACCGCGGTGAAACGTACAAAGTGACGTTCGCGGATCACCGTTATCCCGACGACGAGACCTATTTTGACGCCTACAAGCTGGATCAGCAGCAGGCCCAGTGATGGCTGGCCTAAGTAAAACCCAGGTGATCGTAGAGTTCCCCGACGAGTTCCGGGAGCTTCTGGGCCAGATAAACGCCGCGAT